CCGATCCCAGCGGGACATGGGTACCCAAGCTCAACGCCAAGACGCTCATGGCCGTTGCCAAAGACGTACCCGGCACGATCTGGTACTGCGCCCTCGACAGCATCAGCGCGAACCTCGCGGCGCTCCCCCTGCACATCGTGCCCATTCAGTCGCTGGACGACTCCAGCATTACGTTGATCGCCCAGTCCAAGCCCGTGCCCGCACGTCCGCCGAAGGCAACATGCCTGTGCGTGGCCGTAGCCTGATTTGGGGCCTGATCCGAAAACGCCGTTTCCGGCCCTGTCATGGGCCGGGACGGACAACGAGCCAGGTAAAATCCTAAGACTATTCTCAGACTAGTCTTAAACGCGAAAAAAGGGGAAGCCATGCTGTTTTGCACCCGCGACCAGATCACCGATCTTCTGCTCGCCGACTACGTGCAGGCATGCGAGGAGAAAAATCCGGGCCTCGTCGACCGCACGGTTGCAGCCGTCACCGGTGAGATCATGAGCATGCTCTCGTACAGGTATCCGCAGCCGTGGCCGACCGTGCCCGAACTCATCAGATACATCGCCGGGGTCATCAGCGCCTACCGCGTCGTCGAGGCGATCACGACGCTGGTGGACAGCGAGGCGACGGTCGACAACGAATGGCTGCCGCTCCAGAAGCAGTGGAAATATTGCACTGAACTGCTTGAGGACATCCGAGACGGCAAACAGAAGCTCACTGAGCTTGATGAAGCCTTTCTTGACCGGGAAGAGCCCACGTTCGCCGTTGTCAGCCCCAAACCCTTCTTTGATTTCCGGGGGTTCTGATGGCGAAGAGCGGCATAAGTCTGGATTGGGGCGGCCTCGACAGGCGTCTCATGGAAGCGGCGCGGGGGCTGGCTGTGCATCAGGCGATTCTCGCTGACATCGGCGAGGCGCTGGTGAGCAGCACGGTGCGGCACTTCATCGAATGCAAGGGGCCGGACGGCGAGGACTGGGAACCTTCGGAACGGTCTATGCCGGTCGGCTTCGGCAGTCCATCGAGTACGCAACAACGCCGGACAGCGTGATGGTCGGCACCAACGTCATCTATGGGCGCATCCACCAGCTTGGGGGCGAGATCAGGCCAAAGCGTAAAAAGGCTCTGAAGGTAAAGGGGAAACTGGTCTCGAAAGTGACCATGCCCGCCCGTCCCTACCTTTATATAGATGACGAGGACAGGGAAGAGGTGGCGCACATCATCGCCCTCCATACCAAAGGAAAACGCTGATGGAAAAGCTCGTCATGAAAACGGTTACACGGGCGGCGGTCGCCGCCGGACTCCCGGCTGAACGGGTCATGACCGAATCCGCAAAAGACAACATTACGCTGCCACGCCCCCGGCTTGAAGTCCAGATGCAGCCAGCGACATACAAGCGCACGGGCAGGAAGCTCGGCGTGACGCGCACAAAGACGCAGCACACCACCAAGCGCGAGCTGTACGAAGTCAGTCAGCAGGTGCTGCTGAATGTCCTCGCCGAAGACGAGAACTGGTTGTCGAAATTCGGCTTCGAGTTTGTCGTGGCGCTGCCGAAAGGAGTGAACGACGCGCGGGGCAACTGGGTGGGCATCCGCGTGCAGAAGGCCACGCCGGGCAAGCCTCCGGTGAAACGTGTCGGCGATGCCGAAATCGTCGTGTTCACCCGGCTGAACACGCTGTTCCTGCTCACGTTCACGGGCCGGGTGACCGAAGAGATCACGCATGACCTTATCACCAAGGTAAACATCAACCCACAGTGGGGAAAATGATATGGCTGAGAAAGAAATCAACGCATCTGAAGAGAAGGCTGTGGAGCAGTCCGCCGAGATCCCGGCAACGGCTTCTTCCGCCCCTGAAAAAAAGAGATCCTCGAAGAAAGAGGCCGCGCCCTCCCTGTCCACGGCGGCTCCTGCCACCCAAGATGAGAACGGCGGGCTGCAGTCCCTGGACGAGCTGGCGCTGGCATTCCGTACTCCGTCATGGATGCAAGGCGCACTGATGCGCATGATGGGGTGGGAACAGGGCAAAATGGTGACTAAGGACGAGTATGGGCAGGCTGTCGAGCGTCTGTCTGGCCGCAAGATGGGCGGCGGGAGGCTGTAATGGGCGACGTGCTTGAATATTTGGTCGACGGCACCAGCGGGCTTGCGCCCGGAGGCGTCGACGGCAAGGCGATGGTCGCCGGGGTCTGCTCCAGAGGGCAGGTCGGCAAGGCGTATCTTCTTGGCCCCAGTTCCGATCTGGATGGTCTGCTCGGCACCGGGCCTCTCGTTGACCGGCTCCGCGACGTGCTGGCCACGGCGGGGCAGGAACCCACGATTGTGGCCGTTCCGGTACAGGGGCAGCAGGGAGGCTACATCTCCGATCCGGTCTGGAGCGGGGGGAACGGCAGCTATCCGGCGGCGTCGGTTTCCGGCGTGCCGCAGAAAAATGCGGATGTGGTCGTCGAGGTCGTCAGCGCCGGGCAGGTCGGCACGGCGACGGTCAAAGTCTCCACGGACGGCGGGACAACCTTCGGCTCGGCGGAGACGGCGGCTGCACAGGTCGTCATCGGCAAGCCGAACGAGGCGACCGGAGCCACCCTCCTGCTGCCCGAAGAGGCGTCTCTGGAAGAAGGATGGAGCCTTCGCTTCCTTGTGCGCTGCGCAGCAGGCCCCGTCGAGCGTATCGGCGATGAGTCGAGTCCGCTCATCACCGTCACTGGCGACGTGCTGGCCGGGGCCGAGCTGTCCATCCGGATTGTGAAGGGGGGCGACCGTAATGTCGGCACATACCAGCTTTCCGTGGATGGCGGCGACACCTATGAAAAGGTCAGAACCATCCCGGTGGACGGCACGGTGGCCACCGATCTCGGCGTAACCATCACGTTCCCGGCTGGCGAGTACGTTGGCGGCACCACCTACACCTGCCGCCTGCTTCCGCCGGAGCCGAGCATCGTGGACGTCATGGCTGCGCTTGAGTCCCCTTTGTCGCTGTATGACATCGAGTTTGTATACATCGTCGGCCCGTCCGATTCCGTGGACTGGTCGGCGCTGTCGGTGAAGGCCGACGAGCTGTGGAACCTGCACAGGCCGACGTACTTCAAATGCGAGACTCGCCTGCCCCGCGATGACGAAGACCTGAACGATTTCGCGGCGTATCTGCTTGCGGAGAAACAAGATTTCGCCTCCCGCTTCGTACAGGTCTGCTGTCAGTACGGCGAGGTCGCGGACTCCACGGGGCTTTCCAAGCTCAGGAACTGGGGCGGCCTGCAGGCCGGGCGCGTCATTTCCATCCCCGTCCAGCGGGCCACCGGGCGCGTGCGCGACGGCAACATCAGCCAGGGCACGTTGCCGGAAGGCTGGGAGGCCGTACAGCCCACGCTCGAAGAAGCGGGCTACCTCACCGCGAAGAAGTACGCGGGGTTGTCCGGCGCGTACTGGGGCGACTCGCGGACAATGGCGGACGACACCAGCGATTATCGCTATGAAGAGGTCCTGCGTGTCGTCTTCAAGGCAGTCCGCAAGATGCGCATCGCGGCACTGAAGTCCATGTATGATGATCTGGACCCTGTGGTGCCGGATTCGGACACCGGGATCGGCTACCTCAAGGCAAACATTTCCGGTGCTCTTGACACGATGGTCGCCGCGGTTCCCAAGGAATTGGCGGATTACGATATCACCATTCCTTCCGAGCAGGATTACGTCAATAAAGGCGTTGCGGTCGAAGTGCTGCTCATCGGGATCGGTATCATCCGCGAGATCAAACTCTATGCCTCGTATGCCTATGCGGGCACCCGGGGCGATACCCGGCTGGAGGGCTAATATGAATATCACATATTCCCGTGAGGCGGTGTACCGTTTCCTGTACGAGATGCGGGTGGAGCATCCCAACACTTATTATAGCCCCAAGGAATTGGAGCCATTCGCCGAAACCGGGCAGCTCGCCGCCGTTCTTTCCTGCGGCGTGGAACTCGGTCATATCGAGCGGTACCGCAAGCATTACAAACTCACGGCTCAGGGCATGATGTACGCCGAGTCGCAGAGCTGGACGGAGGAATAAATGGCTATCAACGGACGGCAATATGACTGGGAAGACATCTCCGTGGCTTTCCCTTCCGGTGTGGCAATCGGCATCACAGAGATCAAGTACACGGACGGGCAGGGGGCTGAAGCCCGGTACGGCAAAGGGGCAACCCCTCGCGGATACGGGCGCACGAACTACGAAGCGTCAGGATCCTTTGTACTCGACCGCGACGAGTGGGAGCTGCTGAAAAAGGAACTGGCGGCGTCCGGCGGCGGGGGG